ACCAGTGACGCCGGAGACCGGGCCGTGAGGTTCGGAGTGCGCACAGAGTTGGAAGCAGAATTTGAACTGAATCCAATTCCTGATTCCGACGTTGAAGACGGAGTCGACGCCAGAGCTGAGGGGCAGTCGTTAAAAGACCTTAAATATCAGCCCATGTTGTACAATTGTACGGTTACCGCAAGTAATATCTTCGCCGTGAAGAAATTTGTCCTTGTGGTCAGTTGGGAACTCTTTTCCCACTTGACGAATTGCCAAATTTGGCACTATGGTATGGAACCAAAAGTCATTGAGCAGCGCATGCTCATGGCTAGTCGGTCATTCCATATGATTAATCATAACCGTTACCTGCTAGAATCGGTTCAGCAGGATACCATCCGCGTTGCAGCTGGGTGGGCAGTTGGACAGTCCCAATCCAAGACGATGCTGGATTTTGGGGCACCCCTAGGAGCTTCCTCGTTGGCTACGGCTATCGCGCCGACGAGGTCCAGCTCCCCGCACTAGGGGAACAAAAACAATCTGCTAAGGTAGTTCGCGTTCGGGAGAGTGATCCGAGTAAGCGAAGGCCAGTCCTTGCAGATTTGGGTCCTAACTGGGCTGGGGTGACTATGCCCCACCCAGACCCTGATGATTCACTCACAATGCTTATGGGCATTCGGAAACGTGTCTTCCAACAACTTCCTACTCCTTAACCTGCTTTGTTAGGCGAGTTTGGAGAATTTGTTGATTCATGGATCGCGAAGAATTTGACCCCACTTGCGGTGGACGAGGACGTCTCTTTTGAGACTTGGATCGACACGCGTTCAGGTTATCCTGAGTGGCGGAAGAAGGAATTGCGGTCTGTTTGGGAGCATTGTTCAGGTGTGTGGCAGAAGAAATTCTCTAAGGTCAAGGCCTTTCAGAAGGACGAATGCTACCCCGAGTTCAAACACGCTAGAGGCATTTACTCTCGGTCTGACGAGGCTAAGTGTTTCTTCGGCCCAATTTTCTCACGCATTGAAGCTAAAGTTTATGCCCATCAGGCGTTCATTAAACATGTCCCCGTGGCTCTTAGACCAGCCTATATAATGGGTCTACTCAACATTTCCGGTGCGCGCTTGGCAGCCACGGATTACACGTCATTCGAATGCTCTTTCACAAAGCAAATAATGGAATCCTGCGAGCTCAGGTTGTACGAATTCATGACCCGTCATTTGACGGGCGGAAAGGCTTGGATGGCAATGGTTAGGGACGTCCTTACGGGGACGAACTCGATTTCTTTTAAGTGGTGCGACGTTTCCGTCGATGCCACGCGCATGTCTGGAGAGATGTGTACTAGTTTAGGAAACGGTTTCACCAACCTGATGTTGATGCTATTCGCTTGCCACAAGTCAAACATTCCGGAGCCAGCCGGGGTGGTGGAGGGCGATGACGGGCTTATGGCCATTCTTGGAACCCTAGATGAGACTATCTTTGGGCGTTTGGGTTTCAAACTCAAGCTTGAGTGGCATGATCGGGTCTCTACTGCTTCCTTTTGCGGTATGAGATTCGACCCCGAAGACCAACTTACGATAACGGACCCTGTTAAGGTTGTTGCTGCTCTAGGTTGGACTTCGGGAAAGTATGCTGAGGCGAAACAAAACAAGCGCATGGCGCTGTTGCGTTCAAAGGGGTTGTCCATGGCTTATGCCTACCCCCAATGCCCTGTCATACAGTCTGTCGCTCGTTACGTACTTAGAGTAACGAAGTCGTTTGACGCAAAAACGCTCTTAGCTGACCGTTCCATGTCTATGTGGGACCGACAAAAGCTAGAGGAGGTGCTATCTGTTCCCGAGCTCACACTTCGAAAGAATGTGATGGGAGAGGTACCAATGAATACCAGGTTGCTGATGGAGGAAGTGTACAACATTCCTGTCCCTGTTCAGCACGCGATCGAATCTTATTTCGACAGCCTGCAAGTAGTTGGACCGATTAGCCCCCCCATGATGGATCTCCTTGTTCCTAAGGATTGGTTTATTTATAATTCCAGATTCGTCCAGAGCACAGTCGGGGCTTTGCCGAC